AAATATCAGGCTTACGATTACGCGCTCGCTCATTTCGATAAAGGATATAAGCCTTAGCAGCTTCGTTATACCCTAGATTCATTAAGCTGTTTTCTACCTTGTCTTGTATATCTTCTACGCTAACAAGGTTTAAGCAGTCTTTTTCTATATCTCCGGGAATTGTTTTGTATTCGTCGTTGTATTCGTCGTAACATTCATTTAGGCATTTTGTTATTGCCTCCAGAATCTTTGAGTCATCGAAAGATACGACTGAACCATCTCTTTTTTTTACGTTTGTCATATTCAACCTTATTGCAGAGTCAAAAAAGCCCCGCATCTAGCGAGGCGTTATATCGTATCGATTATTATTCGCCCAAAAAGTCACAAATCTCTTCGCTGGCCCATTCGCGCATATTCGACCAGTCTGGCTCGTGCCAGTTGTGGGCTTTTAAAAGCTTGTGTTTCGGATAAAACTTACCTTCATTGTCGCGCTGATCTTGACTACTGTATAGCGCGAAGTCTTTATCGTTAACCTGATTTAAGTAAGACTCTACGCCAATTGATTTATATTTTTCAAATGTAGGATCTATATCGAAATAGCGGCAAAGTTTAGACATGTTCGCTTCATGGACGATAGCCATACACTCATCAGGGTCTAGGCCTATATTCTTCATACTTTCGATAACGCCCTCAATAAGAATCAAGGAAGCAACGGAAGTGGAGTCATCAGCATCCCAGTAAGCGCCGGCAAGGGTCACTATGGTATCCGTCATTCCGTCGGCAGCTTCTATTAATTCCTCTTTAATTACCGCGCGATGGGTGTCCATATCGCATTTCTTACCGCTATCGACCGGAAGGCCTGTAGCTTCTCTAAACTGTTTAACTTGATTAAGAATGCTATTAATACTCATTATAAAACATCCTCTTCTAGTTCGATGCCGCGCTTTGCTAATGCGATGATTTCTTCAAAAACATCAAGCTTTGTGTGGCCCTTTGAAGTGCCTCGCATGGCTTTTTTGAAAATATGTTCCATAGCGCCGCCTTTCATATCTAGCGCCTTACTAACGAAGTGAGGATCAACCTTCAAGATTACATACCCTTTGCTTGCATCATCTTTAGAAACTTTTACTTTTACGTAATTATCATAATGATTGCCGGGTTTTTCTTTGTCGCTAGGTCGGTATGACGTATTATGCAACGTCTCGAATGATGCTAGGTCGTAATGTGATGGTACGTATTCTCTGTTATCATTATGGTAAAAGACAAGACGCCCGCTACCTTCATGCTTATAAAAAAAACCATTGCAATACATCTCAGCACCATCCGGAGCGCTATCCCAATCAATTTCCATAATCAAACCCTTTCATGTGTCATCAACTTAATACGGGTTAACTCTACACGTAAAGTGCGTGCAATGTCAAGTAGTAAAGATAAATAAATATCAACCATTTCCATTTCGCTCCATGGCCTTGCGTTCCTTTTCATGCTCTTCGGCACAAGAGTAGTTAAACTCAACATCCTTTGGGCAGTAGTGACTATCGTAACCAATAAGCTCTGAATTACAATACCGACAATGCAGCACAATTCCGGATAATTCTGCTCGCTCCCGCATCTCACGATCACGATTGCGGTTATTTTTATGTGCCTCAAGTGCTTTATTTATAATAATCTGCTCGCGCTCTTGAGCCAAGTCTACATCATCGGCCATTAAATTCTCCTTATAGTTACTGGCATAAAAAAGCCCTCAAATGATGAGGGCTAGTATATCAGAAAAGGTCGTATTGCCCTACCGATAATGCGTCGTCTAGGTTTTTGACCGCGTGATTGAAATACGACTCTTTCAATTCTGCACCAATAAACCGCCTGCCCATTTTCAATGCTACATATCCTTCTGAGCCTACGCCCATAAATGTAGACCATACAATATCATCTTCACGACTCCATAGCTGCAAACATCGCTCAATAACATCTAGCTGCAATGGGCATATGTGGCGCTCATCCGCACCATCGCGTGCAAGCTTATAGTTCAGTGTGTTTGTCTGATTAATATCCCACCAGACAGGGCTTGCATAGTTTTGCCACACATCAATACTGGTTGATTGTCCTTTTATAGGAATTTGAACGATTCTTCCATCGTTATATTCAACTTGACGAAATCCGTCAAGAATAGCGTTTCCAGCATAATGCGTAAATTCACCTTCGATCGGCAAATCATTCTTGCCCGGTTTGCGGAATAAGACTATATAATCAGGGAGTCCTTGGCGACTCATTGAGCTATCGGTTTTGATTGTTTTGTGTAGCAAACCAAGCGCCTTCGTGCGCTGCATGGCTACAACAGGGTCTTTCCATATACAAACCTCAGAATGATAGATAAAACCGACTTCCTGAAACGCTTTAATAATCTCGCCACGGAAGTCACGAATTCCGATAAATCCATGATGGAATTTGCTTGTCGGAAGATTCATGCAATGGATAGCAACAATACGGCCCGGCTTCATCACTCGGAACTGCTCTTTAATCAAAAATCTATACTGCTCCCAGAACTGTTCGCTAGAATCACTATTTCCCATGTCTCGATCACTGTTTGAATACGTAAAAAGAGATTCAAAAGGCGGTGATTGCACAGAAAAACCAACAGAGTTATCTGGCAATCCTTGAGCAACTTCTACTGTATCTCCATGATAAACGTGATAACGATCGTGTGAAGATTCATTAATTACTTTATTCATTATTCCTCGCTTACCAGCCAAGCTGGGATAGTCATGTTATGTTCTGGATTGTATTCTGTCTTAGTTGCGCGTGTGCTGTCAATCTGTTTTAGTGTTAAATCGCGCATTAATTTAATCATTTTTTCAGACATTTCATTATGCTGATTTTGTTTACGCTTAATGTTGTCGAGAACCGCACCTTCTTTATCGCTCGAAACTATATGCACATGCACTTCTTTATCTTGTCCGAATCGCCAGCACCGACGAACCGCCTGATAGAACTTCTCGAAAGAATCTGACAGTCCTGTAAATACCATATGGTTGCATGACTGCCAATTCATCCCGAAACCAGCAATTGATGGTTTAGTTACAAGCTTGTCAACGTCGTAACCAGCGAAACCAAGCAGCGCCCACTCTTTATGGCTTGGCTTATCTGATCCTTTTACTTCAACAGCATTTTTAATGGTCCGTTTAAGCATATCTGACTCGTCGTTTCGATCGCACCATATAACACATTTGCCATCAATTGAGTTGGCAATATCAGAAGCCTTTTTGCATCGTTCATACACACTGGCACGGCGCGCGACAGCTCTTTCTGATAGCGTTTGAGCAATCTGCACGAATAGATCGCCATCATTAGTGGCAGTTTCTACAATATGCTCATGGTAATGCAGCTTTGGAAGGTTGTACCCTGTATCATCAAAGCCCAAATCGGAAGGCTTTCTAAGAACTATAGCCCAAGTGGATAACCACTGCCAAAACTTACTAGCGCCGTGACCTTTCAAACGCCATTTTGCTGTTTCACTGGTATCATTAACAAAGAACATAGAAAGCATCTCAGCTTGAGTCATAACACCCAAAAACTCAGACTGAGTACCTAGCTCCATGAAATCATTAGGGCTTGGTGTGGCGGTTGTAGATAGTTTGTATGGCGTATCACGGAACAGATCTGTAATTTGCTCGCGTACACGACCATAAAAACCCTTCAGTATCGACGACTCATCCAGAACAACACCTGAAAAAACACTGGTATCAAAGTTTTCCAGTTTTTCATAATTGGTAATATAAACGCCATCGTTGTGAATATCATCTGAAGTTTTTGCAATATTTAATCCAGATTGTTTTGCTTCGCAAAAGTCGTCACCACTAACTGCTACAACGCATTGTTTAATGTCGAATTTTACAGCCTCGGCATTGATCTGTTGAGCCACAGCAAGCGGGGCTAGAATAATGACAGGCGCACCAGTATAGCGTTCAACGCATGAGGCCCATGTCAGCAAGCAAATAGACTTACCTAGACCTGTATCAAGGAATAATGCCGCACGACCTCTACGCAGCGCCCATTTTGTACTAACTCGCTGATGGTCAAACATGGATGGGTTTAGCCAATTGTCATCAACTTCAAATCCTGAATTTACAGGCTCTAATTCCTTTGTTCTGATAAAATCTCTGTATTCCATATATACCTCTCAAATTGACTTGTAATTTTTATAAATATATCCCCAGTCGCTCATAGGCCGACTAAGCAAAGCCCTGCTTAGCCCGTCAACTGATTCTGGGTCTGTGACTCTCTGCTTAGGTTGATAGTGATTCAAAGTGCCTACCACTTGCATATAAGTTGCGCCAGTAATCATTTTAATATGATGAGGGCTTGCGCCTTGGTTAGTGACCATGTTGCAAATGAGCTGGCTCATCATTGGCTTGGTTTTCTTCCGGTGTTTTTTTACTGTGTACACATCATATCCTTAATTTCTTTAAAGTTAATCGGCTTGTATTCGATCTGTTCCAAGCATACGCTAAAGTAGCGCGAATCGTCAACTGTTTTGTCGTGCATGTGGCCGTGTATATTTAGTTTGCCTCTTAATTCGTCTGGATGAATTGGTGCGTGACTTAACCAAAACCCTTTGTAATTAAACAAAGCGCCAATCTTGTTGCAGCGGTTCGCAATGTAACGAACGGCCCGCTGTCGCTCTGAATTATTAGTACAGTGATTACCCATTACTACATTCACTTGGCCGATATGTTTAACATACTGGTCAAAATAATTAAGGCTATCTTCGGTAAAAAACAGATCACCCAGCAATCATAACGTATCGCGACTACCGCAAGTGGTAAGAATATTTTCAGCAATCGTATTGTCGTGTTCTTCAGTAGAAGAAAACTGTTTACGATATTTGGTAATTGCCTTGTGGCCATGATGTAGATCGCTAGCGAAGAATACGCGACTCATACGCTCGACACTCATCTCCCGTACTTGTATAGTAAGTCGAAAAACCGACTCTCTTCTTCGTTAAATTTAGCGGTTAATCCGCCAACCAGTCCGAACTCATTAAAAAAAATTAACAATAGTTCCGTTATAGTCATTTTTTCCTAACTTATCCCAGTTTTCTAAACTCATATTCAGAACAGACGATCTAATTCTGAATTCCTTATTACTTAATGTATTAAGACATATAGACATAAAAAATCCCCTTGTTTAATTAACTAAGGGGATTATGTATCAAGCGATATCTAGCGTCAACAACTATTCAATCAAATCTTTAAGCGGTATAGGTTTGCGTGATTCAAGGTTATATAGCTCTTTAGCGCTATACTTGCCATCAATGTACAATTGCGCCCTTTCCTTACTGTCAAAAAACGTATCAAGGAATTCTCTATTACCTCTTTTCTTCTGTTCGTTTAAAAAGTCCGACAGTGTTCTTGCGCTGGTTTGTCCGCTTATTCTAGATTTAAATTTAGATATTTGCAAATCTGTCATGCCTTCGCGCTTTAATCTAGCGGTTAACTGGGCCGCTGACTCTTTTGTTGGCCCGGCGAAAAACGACTGAGTTCCAGTGCTGGTTGTTATCTCCACCTTGCCTGTATTAAGAACTTCATTCCAAGGCTTCAGTACGGCTACGATCATTGATCGGCACCTCAAGTGACGAGGAACCGGGGGAAAATCATCGTATGGAAGCACTTTGTCGCCAAACTCGAAGGCTATTGACTTACATATAGAGCTTGTACGACCGTCATACACGACTACGTTTCTATAGCCTCTTATCAGATCGTCATTAGCTTCCGCTATCATTCTATGCGCATTATTGCCTATACTATTTGTGGCAGTTCTAACAAATGCGTCAATGCTATTTCTAGTTATGGATTCTTGCGCTCTATTGTTTTTTTTGTTAAAAATACTCCTGATTATTTCTTGATTGGTTCGATTTTGAACAAATCCTTCTTCTATTTTATTGAATATTCTCTTCTGTTCCGCATTTGGTATTTTTTTGATTAGCGAGTTGAGGGTTCCATTTAGCCCGCTTCCCAGCGCGACCTGCGTAGTCATGGCGGCGGCGTATAGTTGAGCTGGGTTTATTCCTTCAAACTTTATAGAGAATGGGATTCCAGACAACGATTCCTTAGCAGCCTCGTTGAATATTTTTCCTAGAGTGTATTCGGCCTCATAATCAGCATAATCATCAAGGTCTTTAAAGATTAAATCCATAAGATCATCAAAAGAATTACTTCTAATAGCCGCGATATTAGAAGTAACCTCGGTTAGACTTCTCGCAAAGCTGGCGTATTGCTTTGTGTTTCTGTTACCGTAGTTTTCTCTGAGCATTTCTATATTAGATAAAAGCTCATCTCTGGATTCACTATAAACCCTATCCAGTATTTTTAAGGCTTCATTGGCGGTATGTGCGCCTACTCTCTCCCTGTAGTGTGCATGAGATACTGACAAAATAAATAATTCTTCTGAAAAAGTCGCCAAAGCATATACCTAAAAATAGCCCCTGTGTTAGGGGCTATTGTAGCATTAGCACGCAACTACAGACGCCAGCGGCCGTTGATTACGTTTACCAGTGCTTTCTCCCCATTGGGATACATCGCGCAATTAGTTGTTAACCACCCTGAATACCCTTTAGTGTAACTGGCCTTGAGCATCTGAGCGCCTACCGCGTACACCAACTTATCTATGTAAGGGCTGTGACAATGCCCAATAACCATGTCGATCCCTAGCATAGATAGACCTTTACCGCCCATAGCCCCGTTACCTGAAATATCTCCGTGATTGCTAACAACGGTGCCGTTAATCTTAAACTCTTTATTTCGAGACGCCCATACCACGCGGTCATAGCACTTCATCTTTTCTTTGCAATACAGCTCAAATGCGGTTGCGTCTTTCCCATATTTTAAACCATCGAACTTTAAATAATTTAAATAATGGTAGATAGGAAAGTTTATAGGATCGCCAGAATGAACATTGAATTCATTTAACCATTTATCCAAATGGTCGTTATGGTTCGATTCAACGATGACGTTAGTAAAGTTCTTTGTTGTCTCGTCAATGTGTTGAACGGTTAAGTTTAATTCGGATTCAACATCGTTTGCCCCACTCATGCGTCTGATGAATCTGTCTACTGTGTTTTTTCTTGTGTGGTGCGAGTCCGCGCTGTGGTCATAAACATCGTGACGAACCACATACTCAGGCTCCAGTACATCTACCAAACATCCTTTATTACGATATAAGGCGTTAATCACTTCAGAGTCGAACTGGGCTACGTGCTCATCGCCCATAACCAAAGCAGTCACTTTTGAAGTACGAACACCCATAGCGGAATAAACTTTGTCAAGCATCTGAACATTTCTATTGGCTTCGCTATAGTTAAGCTCATGGCAGTGGAACTCTTGATTGTTTGCCTCTACAAAAATTGCGCCAAGACGGTGCATATCTCTTGATTTCTGGCCCGTCTTACTTCTTGTGTATTTTGGCCGGGTAACAGCCCCGCTAGTATAGTGAAGCAAAGGATACTTATCTTGTGCGGTAGGTACTGTTTTAAAGCTTCTTGACGGATGGCCAAATATGCAGGATTTTTCTGGAGAAGCCATAGATAACCCTTGCAACGGATTTACCAGAGTCGCATGCAACGGATAACTAGCCTTAATAACACAGTTATTATTGACTTTGACATCCTTTGTGTTCAGCTTATCTTCAATTAGCTTGTCGTAAATTGCGGCTTGTTTGCCTATTAAATGATCTTGCCAGTTGTATTCTTGTGGAATAACAACCAGTTCTGCGTTTTCTTCCTTACAAAATATTGATAAGCAATCATAAAAATCTTTATGCACCGGAGCATTAGACATAGCGCATGTCACAACGTATCGCCGTACAGATCCTTTCTGAGCGCTTTTGAAATTGCTCGGCCTTGTTACTGGCTTAGGCTTATGTACGCCATTAGATTTAATCATACTAACACGGTTAGATAAAGTTTTGGGAGCCATCCTCAAAGCTGAAGCCGCCTCAGCTCGCGATCCATGCTTTTTTAGTGCGCTTATAATCTGCTCGTCTGTAGCAATCTTATTTTTTGGTGTCATACATCAACATCCTTCATCGTCTCAATATTAAACACTCTGATAGTTCCGCCTGTATAAATATCACGTGTCGCGGCGTACTCTACGGATTCTTTAGCTGATTTACCTAGATCCATAGCTGCCATAGCAAAGTCGCAGCCAGAACCTATTGAGTAGTTGCAGCTTTGATTTATTGGATATAGCTCAAAAAAACCTTCTTCGTTTTGCGTTATTCCAAAAACACCTCCTTCCTTATCGACAGATATGGATTCACATTCATATAAAACGCTTGCTGGCGATTCATTAATGCTATTTGCAAAATTTTGACAGTCTGCCAATTTTCCGCAAAGGAAATGATTCATGCCAGATCCTTCAAACATTTTGTTCTCGTTTCCCGAAATAACAATTCCCCTTTTTGTCGATAAAGAATCATAGGCAATGTACGGGTGTTTGTATGCTATCGTTGTCATTTATCCTCCATAGCACCCCGAAGGGTGCATCAATAATTAGAATCGAACAGGCATAAGAACCGCAGAAAACGGGCCTTCGTTAATAATCACGCTGGAACTGCTGTTACTCATGTTGATAGTTGTATTCTCTTCGTTAATTGAAGATAGAGCGTCCATCACGTATGCACCATTGAAACCAATCTCCATGCTTCCACCAGAAATATGACAAGGCATACTTTCTGTGCCTTGTTCAGAAACCTCATTTGTCGCACTAATGGTCAATGAGTCACCAGCAAAGCCAAACAGAATGCCATTGTTGATCTTAGTAGTGATTGGAATGGTTCGTCGAACAGACGATCGAAATTCTTCAGTGTTGATTGTCGCGGTCACGGGGCAGTCGCTAGGAACAACTCGCTTGTAGTCCGGGTATCTTCCGTCAACCAACTTAGAATACATCACCATTCCATCAACAGACACTTTAATATTGTCTTTGCCGATAACAATACTTGCCTCAGATCCCTTGCTGATCATCTTAACTATATCGTTGACTGAAGCGCGAGGGATAATTATTTGACGTGGCTGCGATTCGCTAATAGGCATTTCATAGAAATTCATTCGATGCCCGTCTGTGGCTACCACTGTCATTGTTGTTCCGTCAATATCGAAAAGCATACCGTTAAGGTAGTATCGAGTATCATTGTTCGCCATAGTTGGGCTACATCGTTTTACAGCGTCAACCAGAAGCGCAATGTCACACTCGATAGATTCGCTTTCATCAATAGACATAAACTCCGGGTATTCTTTAGCAGGTAGCGTATTCAACTGCCATTTAGCGCGCCCTGACTTGATTGAGGCTTTTGCATTCTTTAGCTCAAGCGTCACGTCTTTTGATGGGTCTGCATTTTTAGCAAAGTCTGTCATCTTTTTGGCTGGAACAGTAGTTTCCCCATGTTCTTTAACATCAGCACTTATAGTAATCAGCTTTTCAAGTTCTCCATTAGTGCCAGACAATGTAATGCTATCCGCATCGGCGGTAATCAGAACATTGCTCATGACAGGGAGCGTGGACTTGCCATCAATAGCTGAGGCGACGAACTGCATAGCTCGATTTAGCTCAGACTGACTTACCGTAAATTTCATTATTTTTCATCCTTTAGTTGTTGGTTGACATATGAGTCGTTTCGCTTTCTTGATTCGTTCTTCATTGCTTCTGCCAAGTCAAAAGCATTTTTAGCAATCGATTCAAACCTACCGTTTAGCGCGTCGCTAGTTGTTTTACCATCGTGAGCAATATTTGCATTTAAAGCCGCAACCGCCCACTCATCTAGTGTCATATTGTTTCTCATATTAGACCGTTCTGTGTTGAGTTTTTGCTAAGCTTAATTGAGTTCTCTTTAAGCTTTTTTCGCTGATCGATTGAAATGGATAGGCTTGAATCTGGAACACTCAAACCTAAGCTGGCAAAAACTTGCGTAGGTGACTCTTTGTTTTTGATACGCTTAGCAATATTATCCAAGTCTTTCGCGGTCCACTTTTCGCCTTTTGGCGAAACACTCAGAACTCGGGCGTACGCCATAAGATTTGTCATTGAGCACTCTAGATGCTCTGCAAGCTCCGCCAGCTCTATTTGATTAAAAAACACCTTAATCATCACTGCATCTATGTCAGTGAACGGATCACTTCTGATCTCAATATCTGAGTCTAGTGATTTCAGGTAATCTTTCGCTGCTTTTAACAAATGGGCGTCGCTTTTTGCTCGCTTCATAGCCTTTAGAGTACCAAAAATCTCATTATTCATACTTCTACCTCGTATGGCTGGATGACTTCGGGCACATCTATATCTAAAAAGCGTGCCGCTTCATGGGCAAGGCTCTCAGCCGTCAACCCATCTTTATCAGTTTTA